CGAATGAGATAGACATTGCATATCGTGAAATTTTGATAATTGACTAATAACAATAAAGAAAGGAACTAACTATGGGATTTACAACACCATGTTTTATTAGAAAAAATACGGAGGAACTCCGTAAGAAGTTAGAAGATATAGGGTATAAAAACGCAGGTTCCTCAAATCATCACGATATAATATATACAGATACTGAACATGGAGTATATTTCACAACGTTCGCATCCAATATTACAGATGATGAGGTTGCGTATGATTGCAAATATAATAGAACCCTGTTCCTTGCTATTGCCGCACTGAGAGATGATACTGATAACAACCAAATGTTTATCAACGACAAAGGAGATTGGGGTATATATAATGATTCAGTCGAAGAGTTTACACAACGTCTTAAAGAAATGGGATACGACGGTCCCTTTGAATATAGAGAGGAGGAAATATGAAGAATATTAAAGATTTAACAGTTAAAGCAACTTATCGAGTTGGACTTGGAAATGTTGAAGTCCCTGACGAAGTTTATAATGAATTAGCTAAAGCCTATGATGAAGGTGGTGATGTACCTGAATGGGATGATGAGCTTGAAAACGCAAAAGAATGGCTTAGTGATAATATTCGAGAAGCGGATGCAATGGAATGGGAATATGAGATTGATGATTTTCAAGATGAATAATTTATGAAACAGGTATTATCAATTTTGCAAATGAAGCACTTGCAGGAACTTGGATTGGACACAAGTGATGCAAGTATGTGTTATTGCTGTTTTTATGGCAATATAGAGGAAGAATGGGAACTTGAAATATATGAAGATGTAATTAATCAAAAAAGAGATAGTACATTTTGGGAGATAGTCCCTACTTACGACTTGCAAGACATTCTCAACAAACTGCCACATTATCTAAACCCAATGCCATATGAGCAGATTCTATTTTCATGGATGATTGAAAGGGATACCATAGCATATCGTAACGTAGAGGATGTTAATGATTGTATCAAGCATTTTACTGACAGTTCATTGATTGACGCAGTTTATGAAATGCTTTGTTGGTGCATTGAACACGGATATATTAAAGAATTAAAAAACGATAAATAATTTATGAAACAGACATTAGAAGAAGTTGCAAAAGAAAATATCTTGTTTAACCATAGAACGGTTGATCGTACTTTATCAGGTAGTAACTTAGCGCAATTTGGGATAACAAATTTTATTCAAGGCGCTGAATGGCAGGCAAAGCAATCCCCGTGGGTCAGCGTAAAGGATAGGTTACCGGAATTAGGAGATCCTGTATTAATCAGGCTTAAAGATGGTACAGTGAGGCTTGCAGTTTTGGATACAGACGATAATAGCGATGCATATTTCTGGAGTGATAATTATTCCTATGAAACGATTAGCGGTTGGGATACAACTCATTGGATGCCAATTCCTCCTCTTGAATCAAATGGTAACGAATTAAAGAGAAAGGAGAAATAAAATGAGAGTATCACTTAAAAAGGCTTTTACCATATTAGATGGGAGGTTATCAACAAAAATGGACGATGTATATGAAATGCTAAATTTCATATTCTCCGAAAACCTTTATACACATCAAATTCCAACAGCTATGCGAAAGCTAAAAGAGCTTAATCCCGATTGGTTTTCAGATGGAGTAAACGTAGTTGAATCTATAAAGCAGAATTATAATACAAATGATTTTCAGGAGCTCATGGAGATTATTGATAAAGAGTTTTATGCTTATGAGATTGAGTTGGGAAAAGTTGAAGCGTTAATAAAATTTTCAGATGGATTATTCCCCGAAGAATAAATACTCAAAATAAATCAAGGAAGAAACTTAAAGGAAAATGATTATGCCAACAATACTAAGAGAAACTTATCCAACAGCCAAGAAAGAACATAGGTGTGAGTTTTGTTGTGAAAAGATAGCGATAGGACAAAAATATGTCCGTCAGACAAATGTCTATGATGGAACCATAGATGACTTTGTTACACATCAAGAATGTAAGGAGGTGGCTCATGAATTGAGAATGTACGATGATTGTGATGATTTAGGTTTAGACGGTGAATCCTTTCGTGAAAACTTGAACGCATACGTATATGCCAACCATTACGATGAACACACAGATGATGTTTATACCAGTTGGCAATTGAATCATTATGAGATAGCGAAGAAAGTATTGAAAGAACTTAAAACGGAGAAGTAAAATGAATCGTACAATAAAATTCAGAGGCAAAAGCATATACGATGAAGAATGGCTGTATGGCTCTCTCATTAAGATCGAAAAGGATAGATATGCCGTCATTCCATCCTTAAACGATATCGAAATAGGGAAAAGCATCGGTATGTATGAGGTCTGTCTTGAAACCATAGGGCAGTTCACCGGCTTGTATGACAAGAATGGCAAGGAGATATATGAAGGGGATATCTTATTCATAGGCAACGATGGAGATAAAAATATATACAATAAAGTATCCATAAAAGACGGATGCTTTGGGTATATCGGGGAATGGACCTGCAAAATAATTCCATTTTGTTATTACAGTGTAACGGAAGAGATTGCAGGTAATATCTACGATAACCCGGAATTAATCAAGGAGGAATAAAATGAATAGAGAACTTAATAAATCCCGTTGCCGAGAAAGACTATTAAAGTTGCAAGAGGATTACATTAATAAACTTATAATAAGTCAAATTGCAGATCTGGCTTATTGTAACGGATATAACACAGTGCTTGATGCTGCGGAAAAGGTTTTGAGTAATGAGGATTATTTTAAGATTGTGAAACAATTAGAGAAGGAGGCATAGCCATGCAAAAAATTATGTTTTCAGATGAATACGGCTTGACACAGGCTGTTTTGGATGGTCTAAAGACCATGACGAGAAGAATAGTTACTTATCCTTTAAAGTTTAGAGGTGTAAACGTTGCAGGATATTTTGTATGTAAGAGACCTTCTGGTGAAGTCACTGAAATATGTATGTATGACGAAGATGAACGTATGATTGATGGCGGACAAATTCTCCCCAAATATAAAGTTGGCGAAGTAGTTGCCATTGCACAAAGCTACAAGGATTTAGGGTATGATCCAGACTCATTAGATAGAGATCCCAAAGACTTAGGTATTCGTGGTTTTATGAAACATTCCGCAGGCTGGAATAACAAGATGTTTGTTTCGGCTGCTGCTTGTAAGAAACATATCAGAATCACCGGAGTCAAGTGCGAACGCCTACAGGACATTAGCGATGAAGATTGCATGAAAGAAGGAATTGAGGAACATTTGAAAGGGATACAATATGGATTTCCTTCAAATATCGGATATATAGGTCAGTATCCATTTTCTAATCCTCGTGAAGCCTTTTCTGCCCTGATAGATAAAGTCTCAGGCAAAGGCACTTGGGAATGCAATCCGTTCGTATGGGCTTATGAATTTAAATTGATAGACTAAGTGCCTGGTTAATAATAAGTTAAACTAAGTTTAAGAAAGGAGTTTTAGATTGTTTTATTTTGATTAAACACCTGAAAATGAGTATCTTTACAATACTAAAAGAAACCAATATTACTAACAATTAAAAGACAAGAACAATGAAAATATCGAAGAAATTAACAAGCAAAGAAAGTTTTGCTATCCTTAGGGAAATCGAAAACAGAAAATGTCCAGATGGGGTTAAGTATTCCGAATGGAGAGAAGAGAGGGACAGGCAACGGACGGAAGCCATCAGAAATTTAATTCCTGAAGTCGGGTTAGGGTGTACTATATGTTACTATTCTGATAGGAGAGCGGCTACTGTTACCAAAGTTATTTCTCCATGCAAGATTGAGGTTACATTTAACCAAACGGAATGTATCGACTACTATGCTGGTGATTATAGGATTTTGCCAGAACTTGAAGGTGGAGCAAAGGTGTTCACTAAAAGAAGAAATGGATGTTGGGTGGCAGATGGGCAAGCGTACAAGGGTGGTGTTTTGCTTATGCTTCATTACCAAAGTCATTATATTGATCCACATTTTTAGCATTAAAAGCAATGAAAACAATTGTAAAAGTGTATTTAAAGGATGGATAAGGCAATAAAGATTGGTTTGTTACTCCTTTAACCTATCAGAGCAAGAACTCACAAGTACTACCTTGGTAATACCTTCAACATGGGGCACGAGACAGACCATATGATGAATGTAACAAGGTTGAGACAATAAAATCATCGAATTAGATATTTTTAGTACTAAAAATGGCATTAAATGCGTCATTTTTTGTATTTTTACATCATAAAATAAAAAAAGAGCAATGAAAATTTACACAAGTTATTTCGGTAATAGCCGAAAATTAAAAGAAGCAGGAATTAAAATTATTTGCGTAGCTATTGGACGGCCAAGATTTATTAGTGGAGTACCACAAATGGTTAATGTGGCTCCAACAAGGTATATGATAAGTGCCGCATGTTCCCATGATGAGTATCTTAGATTATACAACAATATTCTTGAAAGTCAAGATGCGAAGAAGGTGGTGGAGCAAATAAAGACATTAAGTGATGGCCAAGATGTTGCTCTATGCTGCTATGAGAAACCAGGTGATTTCTGCCATCGCCACATACTTGCAAAATGGCTTACCGAAAAGACTGGCATTGAAATCAAAGAGTTTGGAGTTGTTGAAAAGAAAGAACCTAAGTATGAACAAGCAAGTTTGTTCTAAAGATATGTGTGAGGCTTTTTATGGTTATGGATACACACGTCAATTGAAAACGGAAACCATTGGCAGCTTGGAAGAGACAAGCATTTGCGGAAATAGCTCATCGGCAGAGCGTTGGCATTCCAGCCAAAGAGTGGGGTTCGATTCCCTGTTTCCGCTCAAATGCCGTTCAAGTCGGCTCGGTGATTGAGATTATGGTAAATGGCAGAAAGGTTCGATTCCTTTCTTTAGCTGGGTCTGTGCAATCTGACAGCGTGGAAAGACACGCAAATTTGGTGGTATGGCGAAATTGGAAGACGCTTCATAAATCGGTTAAATAGGATTATCCTTAATTGAGATAACTTCATTCCGATAAGACTTCTTGGACGGAAGGTGCAGGTTCGACTCCTGCTTATCTCTCAATGGGGAACGTTGTTTTTCGCTCTATTTTCGGATTCCTTCAATAAAAACATTGAAATGAGCGTGGTTAGTTTTTGCTGTTTTTAATACCACAAATAAAACAGCACATGGGCGGTGTGGTCTGCTATAAATACCGGTTAACCTTTATAGTTCGGGTTCAAATCCCGTCCGTCCTCAACCCTTATAGTAGCGATAAGCAAAAACAAGAACATAAAAACTTGTGCAGTTTATGGGGGTGATGGAAATAGCCATCTGACACGACTGAAAAGAAGCCGAATATACTGTATAAGTGTTCTTGCAAGTAGCTGAAGAAATGGTTGATTTTGTATTTAAGCCTTCCTGGAATACGCCAGGAGGGCATTAAATCTAAATTAGTGTATGAAGTCATACATAACTTGTAAAATATACTGATATGTTCCAAGGAACGACACCACCTGAAGTAAAACTGCTCCTTCAAGATATAATGAAAGGCGTAGAAAAGAAAGATGTTTTTATCGGATGTTCCGGTAATTTCACGACCGACAAAATTATGTCCAACATGGGATATACTGTACATTCCAATGATGTAAGCCTATATTCTAAGCTAATTTCTGATCTGCTGCTTGACACAAATACAGATATTGAAGTTGTAAATCCTGAATTACGTCTGGTTTTTGATACTTGGAAAGATACAAGATATAAAAATCTTGTTCAGGTAATGTTTGCCATGAGAGTATCAGGCTTTCATCAAAGAAAGAATGATTATCAGGAGGAAATGTTCAATTCGTTTATAGAGCAGGCTGACATTTATTATCACAATACCATATCGAAATTAGAAAAGGGTGCTTTGAATTTTAATATAAGCAGTTTCTTTTATGGCGATTTTTTTGACTTCCTAAAAAGTAAAAAAGGTAAGGGGATAGGTATTGCTTTTCCTCCCACTTATAAAGGAGGATATGAGAAGATGTTTAGCTATGTAGAAGATAGTTTTAGATATGCTCATGCTCCCTATAATGTATTTGACCCCAAAGAAGGTGGGGTGATGTTTAAATGTCTTCTTGAGAATGATGAAAACATCATCTATTCTGATAGATATTTCCAGGAAATAAACGACTTCCTTGTTGGTAAGATAAACTTGGGGCCTGGTAAGAATCCGATATACACTTATTCTAGTGTAAAGCGGGATAAGCATTATTACATTGAACGCGATAAAAATATAAAGCCATCATGTATTCATATTTTGCCTATGGATTATGAATTTACAGATAGTACAGAAATATCAGCAAAGATATGCCCAGTTAGTGATGTGAACTACTATAAAGCATTTTACATGGCAAATAAGGTTAACTATACAACTGGTGGGGATTTGGGATTGGTATTCATGGCTGATGGAAAAGCGTTCGGTTTTTCTTCTTTTAGCAAAAAACTTTCTACTCTTGAGCAGATTTTTATGCAAAGCGATTTTGTTGTAAACTCAAATACTCAGAGATTGAGTAAATTATTGATCATGCTTGTTAAGTCTCATAATGTAAGAATGCTGATTGCCCGAAAAATGGCTAACTACTACGATGGAGTGAAGACCACGGTGTACACAACAAGCCCAATTTCAATGAAATATAGAGGAGTATTTGATTTAGAACGCCGAGATGAAGGCAAGCTAATGTATTCTGCTAATTTTTTAGATGATTCATTAAAGGATTTATATAGATTATGGTTGAAAAAATACAAGAAGTGAAAGATGTTCATCTTATTCAGGGGAAACTGGATGATGTAAACAAGTTGATTGCTCCATATAAGTTAGCATATGTAAGCCCTATAAACGATTGTGTTCCGTTGGAGAAGAATGCTCACTATATGGAAAAAAGCACACTAGATAGACTAACAGCAAATGTGGCTGAAGACGGTTTTTTATCTCAGCTCCCGTTTGCGATGAAACGAAATGACGGTAAATATCTCATTTTGTCGGGAAATCATCGCTTAAAAGCTGCCATTAAAGCTAAGTTGGAATATATTTTAATCTTGTATATTGAAGAGGTTGATAAAGACAAGCAGATTGCCTATGTGCTTAGTCATAATGCTTTAGTAGGCAAAGATGATGCTCAGATGCTTAAGGAAATTTATAGCGAGATGCGCACTATTGAAGCAAGAGAGTTTTCTGGTCTTAACGGCATTCAATTTATTGATACGAATAAGATTCCCACGGTCTCTATTAATGATGGGGATATAGAGCTTACCGAAATGAAGTTCTTGTTTACTGAAAGTAGGAGCAATGATGTCAAAGCTGTTCTAGCGGAACTAGAAAAACAGAAAATATCTGCAAATAGTTCGATAGTTGTCGGCTCCTATGAAGAATTTATTAAGGTAGCTACAGAGGTTAAGAAAAAATTTAATATAAAAAGTAATACGGTGGCTTTTGCACGTATGATTGATATTTGCAAGGCCTTTTTGCTTGAACTGAAAGAAGAGGAGGTATAATATGGCAGGGAGAGGTAGGCCCAAAATGGAGATTTCTCTTTATGATAAATATATAAAAGGGAAGGAAGATCTTATTATAGCAGACTGTAGGAATGGGGCTGACAATAAAGGTTTATGTGTGCGTCTTGGAATAGGACTTACTACGTTCAAAAGTATACTAAAGAAACATCCTGAAGTTATAGATTTGTTGAAGGAAGGTAAAGACGAAGCCGACATGAAGGTAGAGAGTGCTTTATATAAACGAGCTATTGGCTATGATATTGAGGAAACTACAACTGAGGTGAAAATAGGAGAGGATGGATCTGGTCAAACGACTGTGGTGAAGAAAACGAAAAAGCATGTCGCGGGAGATACAACAGCACAAATATTTTGGTTAAAAAATCGTAGACCAAATGAATGGAAAGATAAACAAGATGTAAATGTTACTAATGATGATTGGGTAGATGCTTTAAAATCATTAACCGGTTCATATAAGAATGGTGACAAAGGATGAAAAAAAGAAACTCATAAGTGAAATTATAGCGTACTGGTCGAAGGATTGGAATAAATTTGTCCGTGATGCATTATGCGCAAGATTAGATCGTGAGCAGCAAGCTATTATTGAGTCTGTCCAACATAACCCCATGACTGCTGTTGCAAGTGGAACTGCTCGTGGAAAAGATTTTGTTGCGGCCTGTGCTTCGTTGTGTTTTATGTATCTTACTCCTAGATTTAATGAAAAAGGTGTGCTTGTTGGGAATACCAAGGTGGCCATGACAGCACCAACAGGGAGGCAAGTGAAAAATATTATGACTCCTGAAATCAGAAGGTTGATTCGTGCGGCAAGGGCAAAGTTTCCTTTTTGTTGTCCAGGCAGATTGGTTGCTGATGACATAAGAACGGATTATGAAGAATGGTTTTTGACAGGATTTAAAGCGGATGACAACGCGACTGAATCATGGTCGGGATTTCATGCAGCAAATACCATGTTTGTTGTCACAGAGGCATCAGGTATATCCGAAATTGTTTATAATGCGATAGAAGGTAACTTACAGGGAAATTCTCGGATGCTCATAGTGTTTAATCCTAATATTACTACTGGATATGCAGCTAGAGCCATGAAATCAGAACGTTTTGCTAAATTTAGGCTTAGTTCTCTTAATGCGGAGAATGTGGTAAAAAAACAAGTTATAATTCCAGGTCAAGTAGATTATGAATGGGTAAAAGACAAAGTAATAAATTGGTGCTCTCCCATTCAGCAAACGGACTTTAATGAGGGAGAAGGCGATTTCAAATGGGAAGGTAGCCTATACCGACCTAATGATTTATTTCGAGTTAAGGTACTTGGTATGTTCCCAAAAGTTTCTGAAGATGTACTTATACCTTATGAATGGATAGAGATAGCAAACAGGAATTGGCAAGAATTACAAGCAAACGGTTTCATTCCTGTTAAATCTTGCAAGTTAGGGGTTGACGTTGCCGGTATGGGACGAGACAATAGTGTGCTTTGTCCGAGATATGGAAACTATATTACTCAATTTGAAGTGCATCAATCTGCTGGACGTGCGGATCACATGCATGTAGTAGGTATGACAATACCATATTTAAAGAAGAAGGGAGCAAAAGCATTTATTGATACGATAGGAGAGGGTGCAGGTGTCTATTCTCGTTTGTTGGAGGAAGAATTTACAAATGCTTTTTCATGTAAATATTCAGAAGGTGCGGATGGATTGCATGATATTACCGGAGAATATGAATTTGCCAATATGCGAGCATATTTGTATTGGGCTTTGCGTGATTGGCTCAATCCTAAAAATGGGTTTGGTGCAGCTTTACCTCCATGTGATCAGTTGATGGAAGAAGCGACTGAAACTAAATGGAAGTTTCTTAGTAATGGAAAGATTATCATTGAGGCTAAAGAAGACATCAAAAAACGTATCAAGCGTTCTCCTGACTATATGGATGCATTAGCGAATACATTCTATCCTAGGGATTACAGCTTTATTAGCGATGAAGAGCTGCTCAAAGATTTTTTGTAGTTGTGTTTCTTTTAGTACCTTTGTAGCCGAAAACACTTCTTTTGTGTTTTCATTGCTCTTATGTGCGCTGGCTTGTGAAAGTCGGCGCCATTTTTGTTTATAGCAAAAGTTAAATCTTTGGTTATGAGTGTTTTATGACTAAAATAATTGTGTAAATATTTGGCTAATTCATTGATAATGAGTATCTTTACAATACTAAAAGAAACCAATATTACTAACAATTAAAATATAAGAGCAATGAAAGCAACAGACCTCTTCAATTATAGAAAAGAAGATTTTGAAACTATTGAATCATTCTCAAAGAGAGTATATGAGACAGCAAAGAGATATAGAAGTTCTTTGCACTTTACACCACAAGAAAGCTATCACGTACTAACTATACTTGCGAAATATTATAATGAGAACGTGTCTGACATCCTTTCTGCTATAAGAGACATTGAATTTAGATGTGCTTCAAAGAAATACAGAATACAGTGGGTAAAGTGTTTAGCAGACCATTATTTGGTAATAGATAAAAGATAAGTTTAACCAGCAGGGCAAAATCCCTGCGCAATATAGAAGATTATGAACAAGAAAGAAACACAAGCAGTTTTTTGCCAAAGAGTAAACGGCATCTATATGAAGCTAACAGGCGACTATAATAAAGACGATCATTATTTTGATAGTTGTTCTTTTCATCCGATTGGTACATTAGTGGACAGACAAGGACAAGAGATACTAACAGATAGGTACATTATAAGAGGTAGATATAATGATTTCGTCAAAGAGTTTGATCACAATCCTACCGATCGAGAGATAAACAACGCTTTAGTTTTTAGGTTTGGTCTCAATTCAAGTCTTTTAATGTAATTAATCCAACAGATTTCTGGATATCATAATATACACGATTATGAAAGCAGATTTAGTTTTAATGATTAGCCCCGAATCCCCACTGATGAAGCAACTGGCAAAGTGTTGGGTAAGTTATGTACTATGTACGACTTCTATACCATAGACAAAAGGTATGTCACGATACGGTATGATAAAACAAGTCTTGCAGTAGCTTATACGAGTGAAGAAAGATTGAATTTATCCAAGAAATGATAAAAAAATAATCGTAAATACTTTGTCAATCCAAATAATATTACTATATTTACATATATAAAAGAACTAATTAATACCCATCGTACGGGCGTGAGACACACGTAGAAACTGTTTTTATTATGGCAACTTACAGAATCATCGCAAAAACAAATGGCTACATTGCCAACAGAGACATCCAATTTAATGGTAGGACAGAAATAATCGTTAAAAGAGAATTGACTCTAAAAGAGGCTTATAAGATGCTTCTTGATATGTTCAATGAAAAGTATGCCGACAACGAAGAAATAGGATACGCCGCCAACTGGGGTATTGCCGTTATCCGTTCACGCAAGTATGTGGATGGTGCTACACCTACATTCAGTGATGGTACCCGATCTTTCGATTGGGATGGAAGAAGCTATGTGATTGAAGCAGAAGAAGTAGAATAATAATTAATCTTATAAGCTGTGCTATCGGCATGACGGGCAAAGAATATGAAAATATTATATTGCAATAACAGTGAATTACTTGAGATATTTGAAAGTAACAGTATTGAAATGATTTGTAATGAAGATATGCAAATTGAAATCTCAGATGAAGATGCTTTAAGAATTGGAACAATCGTAGATAAGTTTGCGCCTGCTGCAAGTGGCGATTATTCAATAGAAGATAAATAATATGACCAACAGATTTAAATTAGAACATAGTCAAGACCTGCCAAACTGGTGGGTCTTGACTGATATAGAGAACTTGATAGTATGTAAGTTTAAAGAACACGAGTTCAACGAAACTCAAAGGATTACCATTCTTGATGATAGCAAGTATGCGAACAACTCGAATTGTGCCAACGAAATAGCGCACATCATGGCAGAGATGGGCGACTATATGTTTTCCCATTGGTATTCGATAGCTTTGCCTACACCAGTATTTGAGTTTCGGCAAGATGATAAAAATGATAGATTATTGCTTATTCGTAATAAATTTCCAAAGTATACTATTGAGATACAAGATGATTATGATTTAAAGCAATTATCTGATGCCTTAAAAGCATGTGGTGAGTTTGTGAAAAAGGTATCTAAGCATTAGATAAAAATAAAGTTACTTAAATGTGGCATTATTATAGTCACTTTTATTATATTTGCACCGTAGCATTTGATGCTAACGTGCTCCTTCACGTTTCCGGATAGTGCGTATTGTGCTATCCGGTTTTTGGGGGGAGTATTTATATATGTTCAACTAATCACCGTATGAAGAAGTACGGAACAGCCTATGGACGAAATTACCGCTATCTTAGACAATACTCGGCCCGTTGATAATATTATCAACGATTTGAAAGAAAAGTCTGTAACAGTCCCATCATGGGATAAACTTCTCAAAGACTACGAACCTACAGAGCATGAGATTGTATCTGACACAGTTACTCGTAAAGACAAAGTCCGTTCTAATGGAGATACAGAGAGAGCTTCGCGTATCTATATAGGACTTGAAAAACTTCTCACCAAGCGAATGACTGAATTCATGTTCGCTATTCCGGTTAAACGTGTATATCATAACATAGAAGATAATGAAACCCGCCAAAGTATTGCGAAAGCAATTGAAGCGATATATAAGTATGCTCGTATTGATAGTGAAAATATTAAGCGAGGCAATGCTTACTTTGCTTCATGTGAAGTGTTCACCATTTGGTACACGGTTGAGAGTCCCAACACTCTATATGGCTTTAAAAGTAAATATAAGCTAAAATGCAAAACTTATTCACCAATGGACGGTGTTAGGTTATATCCTTTACTTGATGAACTTGGTGATATGATCGCAATGTCTTTTGAGTACACTAGAAAGGTGAAAAATGAAGAAGTTACTTTCTTTGAAACATACACGTCAAACATCCATTATAAATGGAAACAACAGGGAAACGGCTGGGAATTAGTAAAATTAGAACCGGTCGTTATTATGAAAATCCCTGGAGTCTACACCTATCGTCCTGTTCCCATTTATCACGGTCTTTCCTATATCAGAAAAGAAATCGAATATACTCTGTCACGTAATAGCGATGTCATCGCATATAATTCCGCTCCTATCCTAAAAATAGCTGGTGGCATGAAAGGAGGAGAAGATAAAGGAGAAAGCCGTAGAGTTTACCGCGTAGAACAAAACGGGGATGTGTCCTATGTTTCATGGGCACAATCTATCGAGGCGTTAAAATACCATGTAGATACTCTTGTTAAACTGTTCTGGTCACAATCCCAAATGCCGGATATTTCCTTTGAAAACATGAAGTCTCTTGGCAATATTGGATTTGATGCAAGGCAGACTTTACTTACTGACGCTCATTTAAAGGTTGGAGATGAAAGTGGTGCATGGATAGAAACGTTTGAACGTGAATGTAGCGTAATCAGAGCTTTCTTGAAAATGATGAATGTTTCTTGGAAAGATGAAGTAGATAATGTTGAGGTTGAGCATGTCATAACTCCGTTTATTCAAAATGATGAAAAGTCAGAAATAGAAAAGTGGGTTACGGCAAGTGGCGGAAAGGCAGTTGTCAGCCAATTAGAAGCCATCAAAAACTTAGGTATCTCTACTGATCCACAAGAAACTCTTTCCCAAATTCAAAAAGAAGATGCAGAGGCTTCCAAAAGCAGGATAAGCAATATATTCGAACAATCGGAATAACAATCTAAAATATAAATATTATGGCAAAAACTGATGTACTAAAATTTAGTAAAGAAAAACAGGGTTATTCCTGTGAATTTATTTCTGTTGGTAAATGTGCAATACAGATAGACAGAGAAAAAAATGGGACGCTTATTATATACGCAAAGATAGAAGGAATGGAGTATGCACTATTGTACCAATACTCTTCCACTCAATTTAATGACAATGTTATTTTTGAGCTTGACGTACAAAAGGGGCTGTCCGTCAAAATAGTAAGTGAGGTAGGCGTCATGAGTGCAAAAATGGCTTATGAAGATGAAGGTTTATAGCCTATCTGCCAAGTTGTAGAAAAGGTTTAGACTGCGTAAGTATATGTTTGTGCAGCTGGCTTAAATTAAATATAATGAAGAAAAGAATATCAAATTGGCTTATTAGATTGGCAGAGAAGATCAATCCACAAGAACGATTGAGGAGTATTGAAAGGATTGATAATTACGAAGCCAAGAAGTTAGGCATCTGTCTTGTCCGTACTAAAAAAGAAATCAAGGATTATCGTAAGAAGATGAAACTTGACGAAGGTTGGTCTAATCGGAAATCAGATGAAATGCTTATCAAAGAAGTAAAAAATGAAGTCCGCCAATCGATTATAAACTCTATCATTCAAAGAGGGTTGATAGAATATTATGTTGAAAAAGTCGGTGACGCACTTCATGTTACCGGTGAAATCAAAGTATATATCAAGAAAGAATAGTATGAAAGTTCCAATAGATAATATAACTTTTGCTGAAAGTGAATATCATCGTGGAAATAAGATTTGGAAAGCCCAAACACTCTACGACTTTGCAAAAGCAAAAGAATACCCAGTGCTTAATATGCCACTATGGAATATAGACCTTACCGCTGAGCCATTTGAGTGTAATCAGCTTCATAGTTTCATTTTCCAATGCAAAAGAGTGAATCAATGTTCTCTTAAATACCCTATTATTCTTGATGAAGTAGGTCAAATTGCTGATGGCTATCATCGTTTATGCAAAGCTATATTAGAGGGTAAGGAAACAATTAAAGCTATTCGGTTATTGGAAATGCCGGCACCTGATAGAATTTTGGAGGAATAAATATGAAAAAACATGCAAAAGTCATTACAGTGGAATATGTGGTTCAAGATTGTCCGATCTATGGTAAGATTATTGTAAAACATCATCTATATCCACAGACAGCAAAGATAAAAAGTATATGAAATAATGGCAAAGCCTAAGATTCCAAATCAGAAAAAGAAGTATCAAGAACTCAACGAGAGATTAAGCAGATATGTATCCCTCGTTGAGCAAATATACGATACACTGAATTTGGAAGCAGCCAAGGCTGTTTCACGCACTCAATATTCCTCCGATAGTGATAAACCGTTTAAATGGTCTGACTATCCTCAAACTAAAAAACAAATTGACGACATACAAAGACATTTCGTAGAAGATATAAACGCAATTATCTATCGCGGTACGACCGAAGAATGGAAAAATAGTAATGAAGCACAGGATTTGATAGCAAACAGAGTATTAAAAGCATATAACGCACAAGTTGATAGAGAGAAATATAAAGTCTTGTATCAAACAAATTCAGATGCTCTGAAAGCATTCCAGAGTCGAAAAGATAAAGGGCTCAATATATCTGCAAAACTTTGGCAGCAATCTATGATCTACAAAGAAGAATTGGAGGCTGCAATCTCATGCGCTATTAAAAAAGGAACTAGTGCTGTTACGTTGAGTAAGCAAATAAGCAAGTATTTACTTAATTTTCCATCACTGCAAAAAGATTATAAAAGCAAATATGGAAGTGCGGAACATATACAAGATTGTGAGTACAGATCTATTCGTTTAGCCCGTTCAGAAATAAACATGGCTTATAGAACAGCCGAAAATGAACGTTGGAAGCAGATGGATTTTGTCGTAGGATACGAAATAAAATTGAGCTCATCACATCATAGTCGTATGCCTCATGGAGACATTTGTGATACTCTTGCAGGTAAATATCCAAAAGATTTCACATGGACAGGATGGCACCCGAATGACTTATGTTATAAAGTTCCTATCCTCAAAACAGAAGAAGAATTCTGGGAATGGGATGGGCGTAGTGATTCCACAACTGAAAGCGTGAATGAAGTCAAGGATGTGCCGGATGCATTCAAACAGTGGGTTGGCACAAATTCGAAACGCATAGTAGACGCAAAGAAGAAAGGCACTTTGCCATATTTTTTAAAGGATAACCCGTTATATCTTAAATAATAACCACTGAGATGCAATTACACTTAGTTTCACGGCACAAGGTACAAGATTACTGCTGTTCGTGAGTTTATTATGATAGTTTAACATGAAAAGTGGCATTTTTAATGTCACTTTTATTACCTTTGTATCAGATGCGTATGAAGACGTACGCCACAGAACTTGTCGTAAAGACTCATTGCTCTAATGTTTAGTAAAGTTCTAGCGAATAGTCTGCTGGTATACGTGCTATGCAGGCTATTTTAGTAACTAAAACATTGTACAATGGACAGAAAACAGCAAGTTTTTTTGAAACTGAAACCTAAAACGAAGGCGTTGGGGTTCAGTCAAAAGGAGCTAAAGGGTATCGCTGCTCAGATTGCCGATAACCTTACCTCCGCAGAAGATGCCTCAGATGAAGACGTAAATGCCGAAATCGATAAAGAGATTGAAGCTGCACTACGTTACTTACCTTTCGGCCAGTCACAGGCCAATCGCTTGCTTGATGAATGGAAGAAAAATCACCCTGAAACAGATGACGACGACAACGATGACGATGATGACGATGACGGATCTTCGAACAATCAAAGACGTCAAACTGGTTCAAATACCAAAAATCCCAAAAACAGAGGAAAGAATGATGATACTCCGGAATGGGCTAAAGGTTTGGTTCAGACAGTACAAACACTGAATGACGAAATCGCAGCATTGAAAGGTGAAAAAGTTACCACTACACGTAAAGAAAAGCTTGAATCCTTATTGAAAGACGCTGGTACATTCGGCACTCGTACCTTGAAATCCTTCAATAAGATGAAGTTTGAGAACGATGAAGAGTTTGAAGAATTCTATTCCGAAGTTGAGGAAGATTTGAGATCTTACAACCAGGAGCGTGCCGACGCGGGACTTTCTAGTTTAGGTAATCCTCCAGGTGCAGGAAGTAAGAAGCAAAAAAAAGATGAATTATTAACCGATGAAGAGGTCATAGCAATAGCTAATGGTCTTTAATCAAAAGCAAATTAAAAATGGGCGCAAAAGCTGATTTAGTAAACGAACAAGAAACAATCTTAACCGGAATGGATTCGATTGTTATTCGTAACTATTTAGGCGGAATTATGAATGGTCGGACGCTAGATATGACTGGATTTAAACAGTCTGTGATCAAAGCTGGGCACATTGTTATCCGCAATACAGAAAACGATACTTATAAGCCAATGCCTGTTAATTCAGCAGGTACAGCCTACGAATCATTGCCAGGAAATCATGAATATGTTGGTGTTGTTGTTTGTTCCAAGCCTGCCGACAAACCATTCGTTGGTATCATGTATGCTGGCGAAGTGAATGACGTGGCAAGTCCTTATCCTATTGACAGCATCAAGGCTGAATTAAAAACGGCATTGCCACAACTAACTTTTTTACACGATTAAAAGGAGGTGAAAGATGAATGAATCATTATTTATTGAATTTGTAAGAAGAATATGGCCTAAATTGAGTCTATATGTGAAAGAAAAGATCAATGGAACAAACCAGAATTTGACCTATCTTCACAAAACGATGCTTACTAAGGTATATTCTCCTGATCAAAAATGGGAAGGCACATCTGCTAACACTACATATGTAGCTGCTGATATGGTAGCTATGGACTCTCCCTTGTCTCCAAAGAAACGTGACTCTATTGCTCGTTCTAGTGGAGTATTGCCGAAAATTGGTATTAAGAAAATTTTGAGAGAAACTCAGATCAACGCTATCAATATCATGAAAGCGCATTTATCTAATGCCACTACGGAAGAAGCGCAAAAATCTCTTAAAAATAGAATTTTCTCTCGTTTAACAGATGACGGAACCGCATGTTCTGTTGGTATTGACGAAAGAAATGAGGCTAATTTCCTTACTGGGCTTTCTGATGGGGTTATTGTTGTTGAAGATGATGATGATAAGAACACCGGTCTTGGTTTGCGCGTTAAATACGGCTATTTACCTAGTCATAGTTTTGGCGTTGTTACTACTGGGGAAGTTACAGGAGATGATATCGAGAGAGTTATAAGCAAAGCTAATGATGACGGTAACAGTATTTCGGTCATTATGCTGGCTTTATCTACATATAACAAAATGCGTCAATCTCAATGGGCTAAAGAATTAGCCGCAAATTATCGAGGACAAACCTTTGATAATGAGACTAAGCTGCCTGTACCTACTTCTACATTATTTGATGAAGCGTTCTCTGACCAATATAACGGTATCTCATTCCTGAAGATTGACCGTTCAGTAACTTATGAAAAGAACGGTAAAAGGGTATCTTATAAACCGTGGAACGCGAATAAATTGATATTTCTCCCTTCTGCTGATAATGTAGGCTCTTTTGTATGGGGAACTTTGGCTGAAGCGACTAATCCTGTTAATGGAGTGGAATATACTACCGTTGATGAATACAAGTTGATCAGCCGTTACTCTAAGACAGATCCGTTACAGGAATTTACAAACGGACAGGCTATTTGTTTGCCGGTTATCGAAAACGTAGACCAAATCTATTCTTTGGATATACTGGAAGCCCAAACTGTAAACACTACAGAAGAAGAGAAGGATGCCACTGATGTCAAAATTACAATTTGGGGAGCAACTTACAAAAAGCCGGAGTTTGTGACGGAATATAACAAGATTGCAGGCAAGAACCTGACTTCCACCGTTTCCGATGATAAGCTAATCGCAGCAGTCAACAGATTGAGTGACGCAGACGAAGAAGCATTGAAAAAGGCGGTTGAATCTCATAAAGCATCGTAAGTCATGAAGACAATTCAGCAAGCCCTCATAGACGAAATACATTATCCGATCCCTATCGGTTTTGTAGAGAATGTGATGATTAAACGTAATCTCAATGGCGATGATGAGTTTAATTATGACATATCTCATTCCAACGAATATCAGGGAGCTCTAGCTGATTGTCTTTGGTCTTTGGTTCAGGCTATCAATTTCTCTGAAGCAGACAAGTCCTTCGGGGCTTTGTCTGATAAAGATAAGAAACTAATACTGTTGCATGTTAACTCCATCTACGATACCATTGGTGAACCTTCGGTAGAATTGGAACCAAAGCCAAAGGTATATGTAGGTGATTGCTTGTCGTAGAAATGGCTGTATTGAATAGAAAACCTCACCGTTTGCAGTACCTTGTATCTAGTTCTGGATATGAAGATGAAAATGGTGATTATCATCTAGGTTCATCTGAATGGAAAGGCTCAATTCCTTGTGATGCCGTGCCTTCTGGGAAGGCGGAAGAAAGAGAGTTTGAGGATGGTGTTGTAAGAAGCTATTCATATACGGTATGTCTTCCAAGCAATTGTCAAACCTTTACTATTGGTGACAGGGTTAAGATAAGTCTTCTCGGAGGAATTGAAAGGGAATTTGAAGTAAAAGGTTTCCATCGTTACCAACTTCAGTGCAAAATTTGGGTTTAGTATTATGGGCATAAGAATGACTACCAAGCTGGATGAAATTCATAAGGTTCTTATGAAAGAAGCAAATCGGGTTGAAAGGCTAACAATACGCGCTTTGTCTTACCTTGGGGAACAATGTGTTTCACGAGTACGTGACAGAGAAGGTAATAAAAGTTGGTATGATCAGTCCGGTAACCTGCGAAGTTCAGTTGGCTATGTAATAGCTTATAACGGTAATATTATCCAATACTCAGACTTCAATCAGATAAAGCAAGGCTCGGAAGGCGTAAGTGTAGGTAAAAACTTGGCCAAGGAACTTGTAAAGAGGTATCCTAATGACTATGTGCTTGTTATAGTCGCAGGAATGAACTATGCTGAATATGTGGAAAGGAAGGATAATAAGGACGTACTTGCATCAACGGAATTGTGGGCGATGGACCAAGTTCCCAAGATGCTTGAGAAACTAAAAAGACAGATTGCTAAATAATGAAATCAGACATTGAAATAGCTAAGTTTGTCTATCACAAAATTAAGGGCACAGACCTTGAAAGGAATGTTACCGGCAAATTAAGTGATAGAGGAAGACCAAACAAGTCAGACAAAGAGGATATTGTTATATCTGTACTTGCCAATGAAGGATGTGGCCAAATCCAAAGAGCTTATGTTAATGTCAATGTGTATGTCCGTGATTTATGGAATTCGGAAACAAAGGCGTGGGAAAAAGATACTCTACGCGTAGGTAAGCTGTGTGAATTATGCAAATTCCTTATCTCCATACGAAAAGATGAATACCACACAACCCCATCAAAATGTAGCCAAAAAACCAGTCCTACAAATACACCTTTTGAGGACGGACATACAGAACATTTCATTAATAACAAATTGTACATTGAGATAAATAACGAATAAGTATTAACTATATTAAGTGATATAGAACTATGGCAGTAATCGGATGGGGTAAACCCCGAATTTTCGTAAAAGACTTGGATGCTTCTTCGCCCAAATGGGAAGAGCTTCCTACACCCGTGGAAGATTCCACACAGTTGACAACAACAAAAGGCGACAAACAAGAAGCCAAAATTGAAGGTGGAGAAAATGAAGATGTCAAGTATGGTAAAAACACCTATGCCCTTGTACTCAACATACGTGCAGCAAAAGGCCGCAAAAGACCTATCAACGACAGTGATGGCGTAGTTGCTCACAATTATGCTGTTGCACTACAACCGGAAGATCCCGAAGTTCCTGGATTTTGTATGGAAAAGACAACAGTGTCAGTTGAAGATACGTTTACTAGTGCAGATGGTGGTGTGTGGGCATATACATTTGACGCTTTAAAATATGCCGCTGAAAAGAAACAAGTTCAATGGGGTAAAATTATTGTTACTCCTACAACAGGATCATCTATTACAAAAATAGAGTGTGACCCGGACGACGAAGACGGTGATGGAGACAAGTTTGAAGTCGCCCCCAATTCCGGCATAGGCGGATAATTTACAATAGATATAGTTTAAACCTTTGTGCATCTGCTTTATAGATGCACACTTGCGGATTAAGCACACACAGGCGTGCGTCGCTCTACCAGAGTGAAGGGGATGGTGCAGGTCCATCAGTCCGCTCTAGGTCTTTTTGTTCAAATCTGAAATTGGTGGTCTGTGAAGATAGCCAATTTGTTTTCTAAAAGGTAATAGTATATGATTGAAGATCGAAAAATAATAGAAATGAATATTGCTGATACCATAATGGAAAGGCCATACGGCTTTCAGGTTAATAAGCGACATTTTTATCTATATCCAATAACGTTAGGCAAAACGTATCTACTCTCAAGACTTATTGAAAGCCTTGATATGAATGCTGATATTATAAAATCAAACCCATACATGGAGGCTTTAAGATTATGCCAAGAAAAAAAAGATATTGTTTGCCAGCTACTATCATATCATACGCTCAACAAGAAAGAAGAACTATTTAATAGCAGAATTGTAAATAGTAGATGCCAGTTTTTGAGAAACAATCTTTCAAATGAAGAAATGTCTCAGCTTCTTGTTATAGTGCTTACTAAAGATAATACCGATGAGTTTATCAAATATTTTGGGATTGACCGGGAACGCAAAGAACTAGCTAAAGTCTCAATGATAAAAAACAAAAAAGGTAATTCTATCACTTTTGGCGGTAAAAGCGTATTTGGTTCTTTGATATTACCAGCATGTGAAAAGCTCAACATGACTCCACAGCAGATTGTGTGGGAAATTAGTTTTTCATTTCTTCAAATGTTGATGGCAGATACTATTACTTCAGTATATCTTACCGATGAAGAAAAGAAAGAAGCCCGTATTTCCAATGACAGGACATTTGTAAATGCGGACGATCCGAAAAACATGGCAAAGATAAAAGCTATGAAATGGGATTAAATACGAAGAATAGAACAATTTTAAAAATTAGGGATAAAAAAATCACGGGGGTTATACAAAAATCCTCGTGATTTATAGGTAAAACTGAACAATTTTTTAATAATTACTCTAAAGTTATTGTAGTATTGTTAGCTACTGATGCATCAAACTCATAACCAATTTTCATTTCAGCTTTAGATCCACAAGGAAGAGGAAGACATGTGAAACAAAAGATTACTACTGATAGAGGAGTACGATTTTTCCCAGTAATATAAACTTCAGAAGATGAGAAGTTTACATTATCTCCGGATGAAAGAGTTAAATAACGTAGTTTAATACCTAATCTTCCTTTAGTTCCAAACCATGACGATCTTTTTGCTTCATATACTATTCCCTTAGCTATAGTTCCAGCAGGAATAGCTACTATTTTATCTACAATAACATCCCTAGAAACTTTAAAATCGATATTCTGCCCTTCATGTACTTGAGAGGCTCTAACATTACTTATGGCTTCCAAAGGAACAACAGTACCAGCTTTAATGATAACTTCTTTCTTTTCTTGAGCAAATCCCATTATTGAATAAATAAACACCGCCAGTAATAATAAAATATTCTTCTTCATAATTATTGAGTTTTTATTTTTACAACTTTTCTATTGCCATTTTAATTGATTCTTCAAGTCTATCCGCATATTTGAATATATCATCTATGCTATCAATCTGAATCCAGTCGCAGCTTTTGTATTTGTTTACTGGTATTCCTATTTGCTTCTTTCTTGCTCCAATAGAAATACGACATATCCAATACCATTGACTGTTGTCTAAACTTATAACGAAATAAGTCTTATAGTCTTTATATGTAATCCGTGAAGCGTCTACACTACGCCTAAGTATGCTTCTCACGATATTATAAGCATCCATTTCCTCTTGTGTGGTGATAATCCCTGCTTCTTTATCCATATAAACTATCCCTTCAGGTAGTTTGTTTTCTGTATTTTCTTTGGGAGAATTAGGTAAATTACTAGAAATATTAGTTGTGTCTTCAACCTGTTCGTCATTTTTCATTGCTGTATTAAGCCTTTCAGCTATGATATCATTTATTACCATAGACATTGACTTTTTTACAAGCGGGGTGAACATTTCAACTACCTTTTGTGTGATTTGCCCGGTTGTGTATATTTGTTTTGCAAAGAATCTAACAAAATCAGATGTAGGAGATTGTATTTCTTTGTTGAAAATTTCCTTTATCTCCGTTGTGTATTTTAATTCATTTGCTGTGCTAAGTACATTGTTTTCATTGTAATAAGATTTGTGGAATTTTTTCAGCTGTTCTATGTCTGCATCAGACAGATCTAGCATATTTACAACTAAGAATGGCCTTTCATCCATAATGTTAACCTTCTCCAAATCGGTATAGAAACGGTATTCTATGCCATTGGTGAGGACTCCAAAGCGAGACTTAGAGGCTACGAAATATTTTTGTAGTTGGGTGTCATGCAGATTCAAGTCTTGTTTGCAATGCTTACACTCTATAAGAAGTATCGGGTTTTCGTCCTTCATTATAGCATAGTCAATCTTTTCTCCCTTCTTTTTGATTAAGTCACAGTCCATTTCCGGAACAACTTCGAAAGGATTAAAGACGTCATAACCTAAAGAAGCTATCAATGGCATTATGAAAGCATTTTTTGTGGCTTCTTCTGTAGATATGCTATCTTTTTGTTTTTTTATGCGGTCTGACAGTTGTAAAATTTGATCCTTGAAATCCATATTTTTACAGTTTTACAATAACGTTTGTACAAATATATTTTATATAACAATACAAACAAAATTAAAGATAAAAAAATAATGTATTAAATATGTTTTTCTTATAATAGTGGCACTAACTGCGCCATTTTTTGTTATCTTTGTATTGCCGTGTAATGTTGCACGGAACTATTTCTATCGAAAAGACTTATGGCTGGATTACACTTTGATATCACTGGCGATAACTCCAACTTCATACGCAAATTACATGAATGTGAGAATGGAGTAAGAAACACTTCTAAACAAATAGAACAAAGTGGGTTAAGTATTGAAGATCTATTTAACCGTATGACTAAAGCTGCTGCTGCTTTTGGAGCAGGATTTACAGCGAAAGAGTTGATTTCAAATATTGCTCAAGTTCGCGGTGAGTTTCAACAGTTGGAAGTCGCATTTAAGACGATGTTAGGCAGTGAAGAAAAAGCAAATGCTCTTATGCAACAACTGGTAAAGACTGCGGCTACTACACCATTTGATTTACAGGGAGTTGCTAATGGAGCTAAACAACTCCTTGCTTATGGGGAAAATGTAGAAAATGTTAATGACGATTTGATACGTTTGGGTAATATTGCTGCCGGTTTATCCCAACCTCTTGGAGATATCGTTTATCTTTATGGTACTACAATGACCCAAGGTCGTTTATATACCCAAGACCTCAATCAGTTCACTGGCCGTGGTATACCTATGATTCGCGAACTAGCAAAGCAATTTAATGTTGCGGAAAATGAAGTTAAGGGACTTGTTGAAGCCGGAAAGGTTGGTTTCCCGGAAGTTCAAAAGGTTATCATGTCACTTACTAATGAAGGCGGAATGTTCTACAATCTTATGCAAGAACAGTCAAAGACAATTACTGGGCAAATCTCTAATATTGAGGATGCTATTGCTACCATGTTTAATGAAATAGGAAAAGCCAATGAAGGTATCATTAACGATGCTTTATCTGGAGTTTCCTATCTAGTTGAAAACTATGAGAAAGTGGGACGAGTACTGTTAGAAATCGTAGGAACCTATGGAGCATATCGCACCGCCCTAATGGTTACTAGTTCTTTGCAAGCTTTACAAGCATCAGGGATTACAGCTTTGACAACCAAAGAAGCTGTTCACTATGGATGGTTAGTCTTAACTAAAAAAGCTCAAGACGCTTTGAATTTATCAATGCTAAAGAATCCGTATGTATTGGCTGCAGCTGCTATTGCTGGATTGGCTTATGGCATTTATAAACTTGCCACAGCAGAGACTGAAACAGAAAGAGCTGTTCGCAAAACAAACGAAGCACTTGAAGCGCAAGAAGGTTATTATGAAGGGTTAAAAAATAAAGCGAGTGAACTGTCAAATATTTTAAGTAATGAATCCAAATCTATAGAAGAACGTTTTATTGCATATCGCCAATTGCAGCGTTTAATGCCTGAAGTGTTCCAAAATATGGATTGGGAAACTGCAAAACGAAAAACAAATGCGGAGCTTATAAAACTTGAGACCGATGAACTTTTAAGGCGGCAACGTATTGGTTTAAAGACTAAGGTTGTAATGTCTCAACAAAAAATACAAGGTCTGGAAAACAGTATAATTAAAACTGATAATAGAGGGGGGTATACGGGAGCATTGAAAGAAGATTTATCTGCTGCAAGAAAAGAACTTGAAATTTATACTAAAGCTTTAGATGATTTTGAGAAAGCAGACGAACAAGCTAAAAAGGATGCTGATAAGCCTACTGTCTACAATAAAAAATATTGGGAAGGGAAGAAGAAAGAAGCCGAAGATGCCCGCGCTGCTTTAGACTCTTCTAAAGAAAATTCAAAGGAATGGAATAAATATACAAAACAAATACAGGAAGCGCAAAAACAAATAGATAAGTATTCGGATTCTAAAACAGCCAAAGAGTATAACTCCATCGTAAACCAACAAAAGAAAATCTCCGAACTATTAGACAAGCAAGCAACCGAAAGGAAGCGCAAGGAACAAGATCTGGAGAATCAACTTACCCAGTCTCGTATTGACGCTATGGCAGAGGGAGAAGCCAAGATTCGTGCACAACGTGAATTGGACAACAAGAAGGAAATACAGGATTTAGAACGTCAGCGGGAAGATTATATCCGAACAGAGATCGAGCTTCAGCGAAAGGCCTTTGATGAACAGGAGAGTTTGCGGGAAAAGCAGACTAATAACTATAAAAAGAAAACGTTTGATGCATCTTCTGTGAAAGTTGATACATCTGCTTTTGATTCCATAATAGGAAATATAAAGAAACGTCAATTCAGAGACCAAATAAGTGAGCAAGAACAGGATTGGAATGAGTATATAATAAAATATGGTACATTTCAGCAGAAAAAAGAGGCTATTGCACGTAAATATAACAAAGCCATAGAAGAATCAGCAACAGCTGGAGAAGCTGCTTCTCTTCAAAAAGAATTTGAAGAAGCATTATCTAATCTAAATCTTGATAAACTGAAAAATACAATAAATTGGCAGGTGATTTTTGGAGATCTGAGTAAGATAACTAAAGATCAGTTGACAAAAGTGAAAGCACAACTGAATGAGTTTAAAAAATCTTCTGAATTTAAAAATGCAACTCCTGATCAAATTAAGGTTATTGAAGAAGCGGTAGATAACATAAATAATGCTTTAATAGATAAAAGCGGTTTCTTTGGCGGACTAGGCGATTCTCTTACAGAATATGAACAAGCTGTTGTAAAAGTAACAGAGGCTCAAACAGAACTAAATAAAGCCTTGGAATCTGGCGATGAAGTAGCAATTGAAAAAGCGAGAGAAAAGAAGAATGCAGCGGAATTGAATCAATTAAATGCTCAGGTCAATGCAGAAAAGTCTAGGGATAAGGCTATATCTAATATAAATGCAGTTGCTGATGCAATGACTAGATTAAGTGATGGATCAGCAAGCTTATCAGAAGTAGGGAATATTGTTGGTAATTTAGTTGATGCTTTTGCAGAATCAGGAAGTAAAATTGGGGGAATTATTGGGGCTATATTAAGTATTATAGATCAAATTGGAGAAAAAGGAGTTGTAGGGTTTGCTGGAGGTATTGTAAAATCATTAGGTCATGTAGCAGAGAAAGCTTGGGGCGGTTTTGCAAATGTATTGACTCTGGGTAAATTTAATATCGGTGGGGCCGATTATTCCGACTATAATGAGATGGTGGAAGAATATAATAAGTTAAATGACATATGGGATGAGTTGATAGATAAAAAGAAAGAATACATAGATATGTCCTATGGTCCCGAAGCCGCTAAAGCCGGAGAGGAAGCTATTGAAATAGCAAAAAAGAGCATTGAGTCTTATAAGCTATTAGGGAAAGAAAGGCTTAATTCTGGTGCATCTACTGGTTCTCACTCTATTGGTGTTCGTATTAGAAATAGCATGAGTCAGGAATTATGGGATCAGTGGGATGAGTTTGCCAAGTCAATAGGTCAGAATCCAGACGCAATTGGTGGCCGGCTTACTGGTCTCTTTGATCTGACGGCTGAGCAGCTTGAAAAATTAAAAGAGGAAGCTCCCGGCTTTTGGTCTAAGTTGGATGGAGATGTTCAAAACTACCTCAATAAGATTATTGAAGGTGAAGAGAGAATAGAAGACATTCAAAAGGCCGTTCAAGAGCAATTGACTCAAACATCATTCGATAGCCTGTTTGACAGCTTCATAGATACTCTTATGGATATGGATGCTTCGTCAAAAGACTTTGCAGATAATTTTGGAGAGTACATGCGAAAGGCTATATTCACTCAAATGTTCTCAAAGGGATATGAAGATGAATTAAGAAAATGGTATGACTCCTTTTCTGCAGCTATGGGTAAAGAGGGAGGCATCACCTCTTCTGATATTAAGGACTTAAGAGAAGGATGGGATATTATCGTAAATGGTGCTCTTGAAGACAGAAAGGCATGGGAGCAGATCGTAGGCGGTGGTGGCACATTTACTTCCCAGGGGTCTTCCAAGAAAGGATTTGCCACAATGTCTCAGGATTCTGCTGACGAGTTGAACGGACGCTTCACTGCTCTTCAGATCGCCGGAGAAGAAATCAAGAATCAAATGATGGCTGTTGTTATGGGAATAAATTCTCTCACAAGCATATCGTCTATTGGGAATGAAGTGCTTAACAACATTTTAACACAGCATGTTATAACCAATAGTTATTTAGATGATATTACCAAATATACGAAATTGCTAAATGACATAAAGGCTGATATATCCGAAGTAAGAGTTAATACTAAGGGACTCTCTACTCGCTAATTATAAACCATAAAATATATACAATATGCCAAAAGGTGAACTTTTTATAAACAATAAAGATTCCTACGACAATTGGGGAATTAGTATGGATACATCTTCTCTATCAGCACTGATGACTCCTGCTCCTAATAAAGAGTTTATAGAGAATAAATCAAGATTAGAACATGGCAAGCGCGTAATAGCTGCCAGCCCCAAAGTAGATGAGCGTAATCTTACGTTGACTATCAATCTTACTGCTAAAGATGAAAATGAGTTCTTTGAAAAATATGATAGTTTTTGTCAGGAATTGGCAACTGGAGTATTAAATATTAGATCTAAATATCAGCCTGATATAGTATATCGTACAATATATCTTTCATGCAATCAATTTACTCAGTTTATGAGGGGAATTGCACATTTTTCATTAAAGATAGTAGAACCTAATCCTATGGATAGAAATATTAACGATTAGAATGACACTTTTAATGTCATTTTTTGTATTTTTGTATCAAACATCGTATGAAGGTATACGAAACTTATGATAGACATCAAAGACATATCCGGCAACATCCGTCTTTCTACTCCTATCAACGAAGGTAGTAAAAGAAAGTTCCAGCTAATGAGTTCTGATTACATTACTCTCAAGTTCTCATTAGCTGAACCTGTCTACTTTCAGCTTGGGGATTACATTGATGACGAGAATATTGGTTTGTTTGAGCTTGTAGACTTATATAAACCTACTTACAATACTACTACCGGGGGATATGACTACGAATTAAAGCTTGATGCTTACTATTGGAAGTGGAAAAATAAGAGGTTCTTCTATACTCCTCAAAGTAGTGGAAGAGAAGCTAGCTGGAATTTGACCGATACACTAAAGGTTCACATGGATGTGTTCTTGAAAAATCTAGAAGTGTTAGGCTATCAGTATAAAGGGAAAGCATTTACATGCAAAATTGACGATTCTGTGGATGATTCATCCAAGCTGATTTCATATGATAACATGAACATGCTAGACGCTCTTTCTCAAATGTCTCAAACATTTGAATGCGAATGGTGGATAGAGAAAGATGTAATCCGTTTTGGTCGTTGCGAACATGGTGATCCGGTCGATTTTGAGATTGGTGTTAATGTTAGTGCAATGAATCGGAGTGACAGTCAGACTTCTTATGCAACTAGAATATATGCTTTCGGTTCTACGCGAAATATTCCACAGACGTATCGTAAAAAACTGGTATTCGATGTTAAGAAGGTAAATGGGCGTGATATTTCTGATACATCACGAGTGCTTAATATAGACTATTTTCCTACCGATGACCAGATAGGAGATAAGTTTAAGGCATCTGTGCGGACAAGTGGATATGTCAAAGCCGGGTTGAATGATCTGAATTATGAATCTTTATCAAACAATCCAGCCTGGGGAACTTATGCAATAAAGAGTGAAGGTGCTTCGTTTAATATAGGAACAATAGTCCCTCCAGCCGGTTCATCTGTGGAGAGGGAATATTTACCATCAGGAATATATAGCTGGAGATGGCAGCTTCGATATAAAATCAATGATGTAGAGAAGAGTTATGGTATTGGAGGAAACGTACGCACTATATATGACAATCAGGAAAAAGAACTGACAGATAAAGTTGTCCTAAATAAAGAGATAAATATTGAGCGTGGGGCTACTGATTTGAAGTTATATATTGTCTTCCAACTACCAGGTTCAATTTCTTCTTTAATGATGATACTTGCCGGTTCATCTGGGGATATTACTATTGAGAATGTAGCTAAGTCGGCAAATGCCTCTGTGACATTCACTACGGGACCCAATGAAGGTCAGACATTTGATGCGATATATAATCCCGATTTTCAGATAGGGGAAGCAGCAAATGTTTTGCGTCTTCCCGAAGGAGTTAGTGTATCCGCCGGGAATATGTATACCATCAACAATATTATAAAAAGCCGAATTCCTATAAGCTATTTTTCAGATGATAAAACGCTATTAACGGTTGAAGGTATTGTAACCAAGCATTTGATGATGCCGGAGGGAGTTCCATACATTGACGCATACCCCGACATGTATACAGAGGAAGCTATTGAGCAGATTGTTGTTTTTGACGATATTTATCCAAGTCGTATAGGGGCAATCGGAGATGTATATACGCATTCATATACTGATACTACAGATAATCCGGATGGAAGCAAGACCGAATCGAAATGGGCTGCATGGAGATTTAAGGATGCGGACTTAGGCTTTCATTTCTCTGAAAGTTATCAACTACCAGGAGAGGAATTACGCGTAGCATTCCAATCCGGTCCCTTGGCTGGCATGGATTTTGAAGTTATATTTAATCCTTATGACTCATCGTCTGATACGTATCAGCCTGAACGCCTTGAAGATGGCACATGGAATCCAAGGGCACAGGTATATGAAGTAAAGCGCAATGATGATTATGGGCGTATGCTCCCAGATGACATATTGCATCCCACTAGCGGTGATACGTATATTCTATATGGGTACGATCCTCAATTTGTATCCGATAAGCTTATTCCTGATGCGGAGAAAGAAGTTGAAGAAAGGGCAAAGGAATATATCAACGAATTAAAGCAGGACCCATCTACTTATGACAATACGATGATGCCGGATTACATCTATGGTGTTGACCCGGACACCGGCATGTATGATCCTTCATTCGCGAAGAAGTTCTCTATTGGTCAAAAAGTAAACCTGATCAATAAAGCCTATTTTGAGGAAGGAAGGATATCGCGAATAATTGGCTATGAATATCCTTTGGATGTACCGTATGATTCTCTGGTGTATACTGTCGGGGAGACAGCTCCTTATTCCAAGTTGGGAGAACTGGAAAGTAAGATTGATTCTCTTACTTACCGTAAAGAAAGGATTAAGCAACAAATAATCAGTAGCGGCGGATCGTCTACTGGTACAGGCGAAGGAACCGCTAAGTTTACAAAAAACGTAGAAGTGACTGTGGATAAGGCGGGATATTTCAAGGCTGGTGATGTTATTCTGGAAGGCACTACAGTGGTGGATGCATTTATTAGAATGCTGTCTCAGAAATCAGTGGGAGAATTGAGAAGCAAGATCTCAACAGCAAATGATGTTGAGTTTGGTACAAGCAAAGGCTATATTACATATACTGCATCCCGGAATGGACAAGGACCAATGGAATCTGCATATTATGACGAAAATCCGAATAACAAGTTAAATTTCTCTGAAGAAGTTGGCGGCATTCAAACTGCGGTTAGGCAACTGGAGGGTACTTATAGTCAGAATGAAACATATAAAGCTACGGTCATCTATACTGCTAGTGAAGACGGCACATTGCCAAGACAAGAGATTAAAGACACAATCAGCGTAAATGTTAGACGCAAATGGTTTGCCGGCATATGTTCTTCCATTCCTAAGACTTCTGCTGAAGTACGTGCATTGGGATCAAGTGGACTATATAAGGGGGCGGGAACATATAAGTTTGATGTAAACGCATGGAAAATGATCGCAATTTGTCTGCCGGAAGGGACGTTAAGTGAGTTATCCGTCCCTACATCTCCCGGAAATATCATGGAAGATACAGGTATTGTTAGTGGCCCTACTACCATATCAGTAGAAGGAGCTAATGGAAGTACTGCAGCCAATTATAAAATGTGGATTATTCAGACAGAGACAATGAATGATAGTAACACGTTTACCTTTAAAACAGTGTAATTTATGGTTAAGATCAATGGAGTATCATTTGAAAAACAATATAGACGTACCACTTCAAGACCTATTGATAGTACGGATACATGGAAATCCAAAGAGGATGCGGAAAGCTATGCCCGTAATACAGATGCAGAGCCTTATGTTCCATATGATGGTCAGGTTATATCAATTGAAGGAGAAGAGGATATTTATATATTAGTTAAAGATGATACAATATCTACAGAAGATGGTAGAAAGCATTTTAAGCTTCATAAAATATCTACAGAGGAAGGAGCTGATGATAAGTATTTAAGTAAAGTCGATCCAGATTCTGCTAAAGGATTAATTACCTTCTTGGCTGGCATTGACGTAAAAATCAAAGCCGTTATCCAAAAACTAGTTGCTGAGGACGCAACTTTCTCAAAGGAAATATCATCAAAAGACTACGTGCAGAATCTCATCGGTTGGATGATTACTCCCGATGGGCATATCGATGCGAAATCGCTTCATCTCCGAGACTTTCTTGAGGTTCCGGAACTTCGCTACAACCGCGTGTCGATAACTTCGGGAGAAGACTGGCTTGCTCCCGGTGGTGGCATTATTGAATCCGTAAATGAATCCTCTCAGACTCTGACTTTGAAGCTGGAACCGGGAGAAGTTGCAAACCTTGCGGTGGATGACATTTGCAAGGGTATATTCAACAACAGTACAGGATTCCAGACTTCTTATTTCCGCATAACTCAAAAGATAAGCAATTCGGAGTTTAAATATACTCTCAGAAGCGGCTATTCATATCATCCTCAGAAGGCTATGCATTTTGTGGCATATGGCAATTTCACGAATGCGGAACGCCAGAAATCTGCTTATTCTACAAAGGACTATAAACGCTATCTCGCAGGAGTAAATAACTGGGAGATTACCTCTTCTATGGTCATGATGCAACTGGGGGACTTGTCTAATCTGGTCATTTCAGGATTGGATTTGTCCGGATACAGTGCATACCTTCGCAACGTATATATGACCGGTACGATTAAACAACTTTCGCAGGATGGTACTACGGAAGTCCTTGTCCCCGCATTTAAGGGGGAATGGAAGGCTGGAAAGTATTGGTATTACGATGAAGTTACCCATAATGGCAGCACATGGATATGTATTGAACCTAGTACTACGCAGGAACCGTCTGACTCTTCTACGGATTGGTTGAAAGAAGTATCTAAGGGAGACCCGGGTACTCCGGGAAAAGATGGAATTCCGGGAAAGGATGGTGCGGACGGTCGCACTTCATATTTTCACGTTAAGTATTCTCCTGTACAAAATCCTACTACGTCTCAAATGAAGGATACTCCTGATGTATATATTGGAACGTATGTAGATTTTTTACAAGCAAATAGTACTGATCCATCTAAATATACGTGGGCTAGATTTCAGGGAATTCAGGGAGAAAATGGAACTCAGGGTATTCCTGGAGTAAATGGCGAAGATGGTCGTACCAGCTATTTGCATATAAAATACTCTAATGATGGAAAAACATTTACTGCAAATAATGGTGAGACTCCTGGTGCATGGATAGGTCAATATGTTGACTTTGTTCAGTCGGATAGTAGTGTTTTTTCTGACTATAAATGGCAAAAGATTAAAGGTGAAGATGGAGCAGATGGTAAAGATGGTGTAGGGGTACAAGATGTAGATGTGCTTTACTATCTTTCGACTTCCTCCAGTACCTTAACAGGTGGTTCATGGTCAACTACCGCTCCGGCATGGGTAAATGGGAAATACATGTGGAGTAAAACGAGAGTGATTTATACTGATGGTTCGACAACGGAAACAGACCCTGCTTGTATTACCGGTTCAAAGGGGGCTAATGGAACCAATGGAAGTAATGGAGAAGATGGAAGGGGGGTAACTAGTATCGTTGAACAATACTATCTCTCGACTTCCTCTAGTTCTTTGGTTGGCGGATCGTGGTCGACGAGTGTTCCCGCATGGGTAAACGGAAAGTATATGTGGACCAGATCAGTAATCACCTATACAGATAGTTCATCGACTACTACGGATGCTATTTGCGTCACAGGAGCAAAGGGAGAAACGGGTATAGGAGTAAAGAGTTACAGAGAACAATATTACCTGTCTACGTCCTATAGTAGGCCGGCAGGCGGATCATGGTCGTATAATGTACCAAGCTGGACAGATGGTAAATTCATGTGGACGCGAACTGTTGTCACTTATACCGATAATACAACTTGGACGAGTGATCCGGTCTGTGTAACAGGGAGTGCCGGACCTTCCGGTAAGGGGGTAAAATCCTTTGAGGTTCTGTATTATCTCTCGACTTCCTCCAGCTCTCTTGTCGGCGGTTCTTGGTCTACGACCGCTCCTAAGTGGGAGGACGGTAAATACATATGGACTAAAACTAAGGTTACTTATACTGACAATACGACATACGAAAGCAGTCCGGCTTGCTTGACGGGCGGACAAGGAAAGACCGGCCTTCCGGGAGCTATGCTTCGTCCTCGTGGCGAATGGAAGCCAAATACTGAGTATTACCATAACGATGCGTTTATCGATACTGTCATCTATAATGGTAATAACAAACTCTGTAAGGTAACTCATACATCTACTTCTACATTTGATTCTACGAAATGGGATGAATTCAATGAGTTTATTAATGTTGCGACAAACGTATTGCTAGCGCAGAATGCGACAATTGACGTATTAGGAACTTCCGGAATCTTTGTTGGTAATCTTGAAAAGACGCAGGGATGGATGATAACTGAAGGTGCTATAAAACACAATCAGACAGGTTTTGAATTAACTGCTGAGGGTGGAATAAACACAGCTAACGGAAAGCTGGTGTTGACTTCGAATAGTACCGTAATCCGTACTAATACCGGTAAAGATATCGCTTTATTTAAAGAAGTGGACGGTGTACCTATGATTGATGCAAAAAATATCAATACTGAAAACTTAGTGGTAACATCTGGGGCCATTCTAGGAGGATGGGAGATAAAGGATAATAATATAGTGTCTAGAGATATAGCTGATGCAAAGATTCTTTTAGAGGTTAGCGGTACTCGTTTTTTGCGTATTAATGAGTATGGGGGAGTTTCTTCTCAAGGGGCATATCCTTTTTTGTCTATACGTAATGATAATCAGGACTGCATTAACCTAAGCACGTATGGTAAAGGAGGAATTGCGTTAAGAATTATTGCTAACACTTCTGGTGGTGGGGCTATAGAGAGTTACGGATCACACAAATTCGGCCAGCGTCAGTATGAGAAATGGAATGCTCCCGGAGTGTTGTGGGCCGCCCGTATTACGGCGGCAGGTGGTATATCAAACAGATGGGGGGACGGATGTTATGTATCGAGTGTCAACAGGACGGATATAGGCAACTATGTCTTTTGGCATGATTTAAATCATACTGACTATTTTATAATAGCTACAGGCGTGAATGAGAATTGGACTCTTTGCATAATATCTGATAAGCAGGCTAGTACTTTTACAGTAAAGACATTTCATAAAGACCAAGGATGGATCAATAGTGCATTTGAGGTCGCAGTTATAGGAAGAAATAAAATATAAATATTATGAAAATAGACTTTAGAACAATCGAAGTAGAGGATATCGAAGGGAATAAGAGTACCGTCGATTACAGCAAAGTTTTTGGCAATGCAATATTTCAAAAGACAGGTGATATTGGTGAGTTAGAAATAGCAAGAAAAATCTATCTTAATGGCGTGGTCGATTTAACTCCAGAACAAGCGGAATCTTTAAAGAAATATGCAGAGCTTTTTGTTCGGGCTATTGATCGATTGTCTGTTGTCAATGCTCTGTCAAAATGCGAGTAAAAGGAACGATAATCAAAGCAGTCATCTCCATCGACCTTCCTTCTGGATTGACGATGGACGATATAGACTTCTCATGCCGCTTCTTTGTCTATTACTGTTCGAATGCGTCACAGATAATAAAGAAGTCTGAGATGATCCGCGTCAATGAGAATAGCTACACCTGCTACATAGACACAAAGATAATCGGTACGGGTGAAATATGGCTTGAGACTACGGCTTATCTCCCAGACTCTGATTACGAAATCGGTACAAGAGTAGAGATCGACAAGATAAATACTGGCATAAAGACGGTGTGACATGGGATGCATATCTGTACATATAGAGGCGATTAAGGGCATTGGAAATGTATCGGTCAAGGCTGATGAGATGAAGGTTTCCGCTTCGGCAACGGGCATGAAGGTGTCGATAGGAGTTGTCTGTGATGTTGGTAAACAGGCTTATTTAAAGGTGGACCCTGAATATATATGGCTGATGCCTTCGAATAACTTTGAGGATAACGTCGATGTGTTGTCCAATGTGGTATGGCAGGCTGTGCAGGAAGAATGATATAGTTAATTGAATTGTTTTATTTAAATGTTGTATTATGGCAAAACCTAGTTGGTTAAAATTAAATCCGTCTACCGGATCTGGTAACGGAACAATTGCGAATAGCGCGGACGCTCATACTGGGCGTACAGCTCGTACTGGTACAGTAACGGTTACCGGTGTTGGTGTTTCCACTCCTTCAACTTATAAGGTGACTCAATCTCCGAAATCTGAGTTTGCTTCTTTTGATAACGGTTCGGAAATGTCTGCTCCCAAGACAGCGGGTACTGTGACCGTAGAGGGTAAAACAAACTCTTCGAAATTGACGTTTGCATGGGCGGGGAGTGTAGTTGATGTTACCTTGCCTGCAAAGTATAATGCCAATGGAACTCAGACTAACAATGCGGCTACTATTACCGGTGACCCGGGGGCTACTGCGGAATTTCCTTTCTCTATCGAGTTGGAGTTTCCTAAAAACGATACTATCGAAGAGGTCGTTAGAACCTTAAAGGTGACGGCCAATGGCGGACAAGCTGCTCAGATTGCTATCAAACAGGCTGCCGGTGATGCTACATTGTCTGTTTCTCCGACGGAAATTACTATTCCTCAGAGTGGATCTGCTGTATCCGTCAATGTTACGTCTAACACTTCTTGGACTGCCGCATAATGAGCATGCAGATTCCTTGGAAAGAAGGAGAAGGCAACATCGTTATCACTCCCGGTTCAAATGGAACCGCAAGCGCATCAAGCGATGTTGCCAACGAAGGACTCGACAGGGAGCAGACTGTTGTGTTTAGGACAACTAATAGTGGAGTACAGGCATCTGTCTCCACTACCATCTCCCAGATAGGCAAGAGACAGGCGTTTGCTGTTGCTGAAGGACGTTTCTTGCTGTCGGATGGAAGTACGTTTAATGTGATTAAAAAAGAGTTTGCATGAGTGATTATAATAGCGGATTTACAGGAGATAGAGTTGTAGAATTGCTGAACATGATTCCCAACTTGGCAAAGGCAGACTTGTCTAACGCTATGACTGTATCCTTGGGCATGAACGGATATGCTAAGTTTAATAATGGTTTATTGATTCAGTGGGGATACAAGTCAAGCTCAAGCAACGACACCTATGTGTATTTACCACTATCATTTTATAATACCAGTTATGTTCCTGTGATTACCTACTACGAACCGGGCAGCGGTATGAATGTTGTTTCTGGTTTTATAATATCGGTAGGTACAAACCTTTTTAGAATACGTAGTAGATATACCGTTGGGGATAGTAATGGTACTGGCGCGGGAACTAATCCTTTTTATTGGATAGCCGTTGGGCGTTGGAAATAAATAATATTATGGCAAAATATTGGAAACAAGGATTCTACGATGAGCCACAAGAAGGTTCAGTAGAGATAACGGAAGAATACTGGCAGGAGTTGCTGGACGGTCAGTCATCCGGAAAGGAAATAAGGGAGAACGAAAGCGGCTATCCCGTATTGGTTGATCATGAGTATACCCTTGATGAACTAAAAGAGATGAAGATAGCGGATATTAATGCTTATGACAAGTCAGACGCTGTGAATTCATTCACTCTCTCCGGAAAGAGAATGTGGCTTACCAAAGAGGACCGCGTAGGTCTTGTTAACTCAATCAATATTGAGAAGCAGGCCGGAAGACTGGATACCGTTTTATGGTTTGATGCGGTAAAGTATACGATACCTGTTTCAAGTGCTCTCCTTATGCTGAACTCATTAGAGTTATATGCTCTTGATTGCTATAATGTGACGCAGCAGCATATTGCTTTCGTTCGGGGATTGCAGACGGGAGAGGAAGTCGAGTCTTACAACTACAAGACCGGTTATCCGAATAAACTAGAGTTTTCATTATAAACAGATAAAACTATGATTTTGGCAATACTATCATTATTGGTTTTCGCATCTTATGTTGGTGTGATGATTTACAAGACAAAGGGTATCCCTTATTCTATTTCCGATACCTATTACATTCTGAGTAACAGGTATTGGTTCGGTATATGCATGATTCTCCCGTCTTTGTTGTTGCTTCCGGCCGCATTGGATGCAAGTACAGAAAACAGTCAGTTCCTGATCTTTCTTTCTGTAGTCGGAATGATTGTATTGGGAGTATCCCCGAATTTTAAAGGAGCACACAAGAAAGCTCATATAGCCGGCGCGGTGATGTCGCTTGTATTCTCCCAAATATGGGTAGGATGCAATTCGTGGTATTGGCTGCTGCTATGGGCTGCATTTCTGATCTACGCGATAACGTTTGTAGTCAAGAATTGGTCCGGAAACCTTATATGGGACCTGACGGCATGCAAATCGATGTTCTGGATTGAGTTAATTTCATTGCTAACCGTTTACTTGACTTGTTTGCTATGAAGGAAGCTATAGTACATACAACTACAGGCGGATTTGCGGCAATCGCTACCGCATTTGTTTCCGAGTCATTGCAGAATATGATTCCGTGGCTGATTGTATCATGCGCGGTAATCCTTTGTGATCTTCTCTTCGGTGTCAGAAAAAGTATGCTAATGGGTGAAAAAGTCAGATTCTCTCGTGCAATTCGCGCTACTATGGGAAAGATGGTTACTTATTTTGCTTTTGTCTGCATGGTCTGCATGATCACTGTGGCAAGTCATAGCGAATATCCTATCGATGTATATTCCTGCTTATTGGTATGCTTTATTGAAGGGTGTTCGATTGTCGGCAATATATTGAAACCAAAGGGGATCAATATAAATGTAATTGGAGCTTTGGGAGTCTTTGGAAAGAAGGTGTTCAAGGTTGATAAAGAAGATGTGAAGGAGATTATAGAAAAGGAGAAGTAAGTATGAATTTATACACTATTATTTATGTTCTTCCCTTTTTGCTTTTTATCATACTCTATGCATTTGCGGAGAATAAGCCCAAAAATGGCAAAAGGAGTGTAAAGAATCGCAGAAGCTTGAAGAAACGTAGTTAAAGCATGTTCATATCCTAGGATGTAATCTGAAGGAGATATAAGTAATTTAGACGATGTCACTAATATGGGAAGAATTAGTATAAAGGCTTCTAGTTTGTATCTTCTTTTTGATATAGAAGAACATAGACATAACCATATAAAAGAAAAGTAAATGGATAATATAGAAGAAGTTGCCGTAAATATGATTTGCAAATATACATCGAGAGATTTAAACTCTGGTATATATAAATACAAAATAGAAAAGCATAGTGGCAGTTGTATGCAAAATCCTGTAAATACATTCTTTTGTTCAGCGTTATAGCTTTTTATTAATTCTGAAATATCCATAGGTGTATCATTTTTTGCAAAAGTAATAAATTATAAAATAGAAAATGAATATGATAAATAAAATCAGCGCATTAGCCGGCAAGCTTCTATCCATGATAGGCATAGACGGCATAGCCCACATTATAGTATGCCAGAATTTGGTTATGTGGCTATCAAAATATATTCCGCTATGGTTAGCGGTCGCTATAACCGTTGCGATCTTTATTCTGAAGGAAATATACGACAAGTATTGTAAGAAAAGCGAGTTTTCCATCAAGGATATTATCTGTGATTGCGGAGGTTTGGCGTTGGGAGTATTAACATTAATTTTATAGGAGGAAAAGTATATGAAAAGAGAAGATATAGACTCAATCATCATTCACTGCTCGGCAACACTTGCCGGGCAAGACTTGCGAGCTAAGGATATTGACCGGATGCACCGGGCGCGTGGCTTTAATCAAATTGGCTATAACTTTGTAATTGATTTAGATGGTACCGTAGAAAACGGCCGGTCATTATCCATTGACGGAGCGCATTGTAACACAAAAGGTTTTTCCGGTATTAGTTATAATAAACACAGTATCGGTATCTGCTACATCGGTGGTCTGGACGCGAGTGGAAGACCGGCCGATACTCGTACTGTCGAGCAAAAAACAGCATTGCGCGAATTGATAGCGAAGCTCTGTAAAGAGTATGATATCATCGAGCTGCTCGGTCATCGGGATGCTTCACCTGATCTGGATGGATCGGGTGAGGTGGAACCGGCAGAATTTATCAAGGCGTGTCCTTGTTTTGATGTGCGGGCAGAGTATCCGAATTTTTTACGAAATACAGTGATAACAGCAAAAAAATAGGAGGAATAATCATGAAAGAAACAGCTATAACCTTTACGAAGGGTGCGAAGAACTATGTAAGCGATGCCGTTCAGGTAAATTCTGCGGAAGTAGGATTGCAGATTACATTTGAAAAAGGTGGTAAGCTTTGGGTGTATATAAGCTATGACGGAGAAAACTTCCCTGTTGTAGAGAGTAGAAATTACGATAAGAAATTCGCTCGTCCGGTCGTTGGTTGCATCCCCGGACAATATCTCAGAATCGAATGTGAAACGGAACCGGTAAAGGCTTCTATTTTTGAATCAGAAGAGTGATGAACGCAATAGGATTAAATCCAATTAAGCTTGATGCGATAGGGCTTGATCCTATTCGCATGAATGCGATACGCTTGGGAGTTCTGGGAGCTTCTTCGGACTCCGGTCGTCCCTACATCGACCCCGAACTACTCAGCCACGTTAAGATGGCTATATCCACCTGGGGCAAGACAAACGACGACCCTGACCGGGCTGTTTTGAAGGACTTGTCCGGCAACGGAAACGACATGCACCTGCTGAACTTCGGATTTGCGGAGGGCAGTGGGTATGGATTACCGGGAACCGACTTCGAAGGCTGGCTATGTACAGACGGAGTAGACGACATGATCGTCAGCGAAAAGACCGTTGACGAAATGATAGGAGATAGCAAGGAATGTACTGTCATTAGCATAATTAACTATATTTCCGATATAGGCTCTGATCATGTCAATGTATTGGGCAAAAGGTTTATCCGGAATAATTTGTTCGAAAGGAATGGCCTTAATGGCAAATATTATATTTGTGGATATACGTCCCCAAGTATTAACGAGATAGGAAATGTTACGGTTGTCAATGATATTTTAGGAGATAAGAATGATTTCACTGCTAGCTATCCTACAGCTGCTGGAGTTGCTGATTATTTTTCAGTTATCGGATATCTTGATACAAATAATGTTCCTCGAAAATGTGTTAAAATTGCCTACGCAGGAGGATTCATCGCTAATAAAGTTCTGACCACTGACGAAATCAATCAGATCATCGCCTACTATAACCTTGACCGTCCGGGACAGATCATCAAGCCTCAGTTGTACTACAACATCAAGAAGCAGGGTATCACCAACGAGAACCATGCAGAGTTTAACGATCAGTTGATCGACTTTGTAGGAGGTCACAACATCCAGTTAAACAATATCGGTTGGGAAGGGGAGAGTGGTATCAATAGCTATCCGGTTGTGTTTGGTGCTAATAAAACTTGGGATAAAATGGCTAGTAGTAATAATACTGATTTTATATTTGAGCTTACTGGAAATTCTATCCACCTCACAAAAGCAAATGATAATTTAGCCTTATTGTTTACTTATGTTTATAAAGACGGAACAGTTAATGAAGTTTCTATTCCTACTTTTAAACTCAAAGTAACCGGACTTAAAGAAGGTCAAAATGTTGTTTATAATTATGTTTCGGAAGATAATGTTAGTGATATTACCTCGATTAGAATCACTGAAGATGGAGAATATGTTTGTCCTAAGAGCACTATATTTGTCCCAGCAGAAATTTTATCTAATGTTTGGATAGGATTTAAAGTTAACCCAGAAAATATAGATTTGGATATTACTATCGAAGTCCTCCCCACCATCGAACACGCTCTCAGCCTAGACGGAATCAACGACTTCGGCAAGGTGACCGGTCTCCCTGTTTTGAAGGACTATACAGTTGTTGCCGATTATGAAAGAATTAGGATAAATATCGGCTCTAATGGTGATGCTGCTGTATTATCTAAAGCTGAATCACAGAACAATGGAGCTTTTATGTTTAATACTATATCCAATAATGGAGAAAAAATTTCTTATTCTTTCGGAGGTAGAAATATAATTAATACAGATGATACAATAAGAAGAGTTTTTTATCAGTCTAAGTATATAAATAATGGTCAATACATAAATATTATACCAACATTTGTAGATAGTGATAAATTATGGCTTGGTACATATAGAGACAACGATACTAGATTTGCTAAATTAGCATTATGGTCTCTCATGCTCTTCCCCTACAGCCTCTCCGAATTCCTCCTTGAACGCCAACTGAAGAAGTATAAGGCAGGAACGCTATATCCGGATATGATCGAGTTTAGACCGATTGTAAAGAGTAACATCCCTTACTCCTCGATCTCCTACTCAGTTAATCCGGGAGTGTATGTAACCGAAGGTAGCACGGTAACTATCACCATAACCTTGTCAAACGCTTCTGATAAGCTGATAGGCGTATCATCTAACGCCATCAGCGACATATCCATCTCTGGAGACAATGGAACCTACGAGATAACCGGAAAGGTCACCAAATCTCCTCAGAAGATCAGCATAGTTATCTCCAGCTACTTGACAATGTTAGGTAACGATACTTTAATTTCAAATGAAACATTAATTAAAAACGAATAATATGGAAAAGATATTTGACATAGCAAAAGACTCCGAAAAGTCGTGGGGAGTCATTGCGCAAGGGATAGATGGGAATTTTGATGAGTTGTCGCAAAATGTTGCTGAATGCAAAACGGATATATCAAACAAACAATCAACAAAATTTGATGATGCAAAAACGCCGCATTCCATTTTCAAAGCCAACATTTCGCCATCATCGTTTATTGGTGTAGATGTGACGGTTTCAAACGAACTTGTTGATGTATATGATGAAATATATAAATGCGATCGCACTTGTGTAAAGGTTAACCGCACAATATCATCTGGAAGGGCATGGATAACAACAAATACTAAATCACCTATAAATATTAATAATTGTCATGTGTCACTTTCGTTTGCGATAGGATTAGATACGCAAGACGATGAGCGTCCTATTGTTGCAATTGTTCTATTTAGCGGTGATTACAACGATGCGAACCACAGAGCAATTCTTCGTGTTTATTATGGCGCTATTGCTAATTATAGAAATGGATTTTTTCATATGAATTTGGCAATCAAACCATTGCTAAATCAATGGCATAGTGATATGGTTGGAAGCCAATTTGATGCGGAAAATGTTACAAGTGTTGGAATATGTACATTAAGCGGTTCGCAATCTGCAAACGTGTATTTGTCGAATCTTGAGTTCCGTGAGAATATAACAAAAGGAGGTTGTTTGATTGTTATAGATAACATGAATGAAAATGTACCTTTGATGGCTGATTACGCAAAGAGTAAAGGCATAGAATGCAGCCTTTCGATAATACCAGACTTTATTATTACGGGTAAAACTCATTCTTCTTTGGATGTTGTAAAAAGATTGAAAGATGACGGGCATTTTATTTTCAACCACACATTTTCGCACAACATTTCTGCAGACATGACATATGATGAGGTTATGCAAGATTACGAAAAAGCGGCAAGGTGGATGATACGCAACGGATTCAAAGATGGTTCGAGGATATTGAGTAATCCGTCAGCCGCCTATCCTACAACACGGTATTTGGCGCAAATGAACTCTTCGGCAAAAATGATCTACCACCATTGGGCGGGAGAGGGTCTTACGGATAAATATATGATAAGTTATCCAGAATATCCAATGACCCGACTGTTGAACATTACGGCACTTGATTCGCAAGTTAAAATAGACAATGTTCAGGAGGGTATTGGATATATGGTTGAGAGTGTAAGACAAGCGGTAGAATGTGGTGGTTTGGCTGTCTTGGGATTTCACGGCGAATCTTGGGATAACCGTTTGAAAGATGCAACATATCCAAACAATGGTGATGGATGGAAAGCATTGATTGACCAATTATCTCAAATTGAAAATGTCACATTCTACACGATTGAGGATATTTTGGAAGGATTATATTTATAAAAGCTCACTTAATTCCCTTCCGTATTAGGTATGTTATTCACATTTTATAAGAAGCAATTATGAAATACATTGTATTCCCTACAGAGAAACTGGACGAGATACCGCAAGAGATGCTCGACGAACTGCACCTGACCCCACGAAAGAGCGTTGACGGTACTCAGGTGATCATGAAGATAGTTCATTACGAAGCTCTTTTTCCGTCCATTATGACCTTGCCATTATTGGACGAAGAAGAAAAAACGGAAAATCCGATTTATCCTTATCCTACCTACGAAGGCGAAGAGCTGAATACTTTATTGTCCGGTCCGGAGTGGTCATCAAGTGAAAGTATCATATGAAATCTCTCCCTTGGATATTAGTCTGCCTGCTTGTATGCGTGGTCGTGTGGATGCGTTGTAATCCGCACGATCCTTCGACTGTCTATGTAAAGGGAGATACGATAAGAGTAAGGGACACTATAGTTGACATCGTGCTTATGCCGGTAAAGGAGACCTTAAAGCGTACCGATACGGTGTATTTACCGATAATAGTAGATACCACTACCGACAGAACCGTAGAAGGCGACTCGGTTCCGGTGATTATACCGATTACAATCAAGGAGTATAAGACTGATAATTACCGTGCAATAGTTAGCGGTTATAAGCCCAGCCTTGACTTTATGGAAGTCTACGGAGAAAAGGAAATCATCACTCTTAAACCGAAGCAAAAACGCTGGGGCCTTGGCCTGCAATTTGGATACGGCTATCCCGGTGGATTGTATGTCGGTGGTGGAGTAAGTTATAATTTATTTATGTGGTAATACCGGCACTATCTTCACAGACCGTTTCCGGTATGAAAAGTTTAAGTTGTATTTATATAACAATTTCCATTGGAAAAAGGTTTATTAAGAAAGGAGGACAAAATGAGACATTAATTGATTATTAAGCACTAAGTTATCCGGTAAAGTAGAAGGCCGGTTATCATAACAAA